GTATGAAACCAGGAATGGACAGATCGGTTGAACCACACCAATTTGAGCTTCCTTTAGAGCTTCAATTCTCAATGCGCAAAGCAGAGCTTCAGGCGCAAGAGATGACCTGGGAGCAACTATATGCCGCACTACTGAACCTGTACCACCAACGCCTGATGGAATGGTACGCCGTTAAATCTTTAATGGCCGATGAGAATGTCAATATAGAATTCGACATTCCCACCGACTTGGAACTAGCTGAACTCGCCGCCGCATGTCTTATTGATGACGATGACGACGACGATGAACTTCAGCCGTTTTGAGCTTCGTCAAATTGAATGAGACGGTCCAGATACCACTGGGCCTTTTTTAATGACTCAGTGCCGCCCTTCATTCGTTCACGCCAGCCATATTTAATGAGATTGCCCTTGCAGTAACCACGGAATTCTTCGTCGGTTAAGGCCGCTTCAATTGCTTCAATGCACTCAATGCCGCCGCCATCGGTATAGTGCGGAGGATGATTCACCTGGTCCGGTTGAACCAAAGGTGCTTCTTCCTTGACGGCCCAGGGCACTGGGCATACACCGTCCTTACATTCAGAAGAAAATCCAGGCAAGATAGAAAAATCGACAGCAGTATCGGTTACAGCAAAAACGGTATCATCTACCGGAGCAAACCACGCCTTTTCTGCGACAACATCATTTCCATTTCCGGTGCTTCGCCCAAATCCATCATCATCGTCTTCGGTCGTGGCGATGAAGCTGGGTACATCTCCATTGCTTCCTCCATCGACGGAATAAATCCCGTCATTCCAGGTCGTGCCCCCTCGATCTCCAGGCTCCGCCTTGGAATTCCGTCCTCGCATAACGTCAATCCGCGATTGTACTGATCATATAATGGCACATCATTTTCTTCGTTGTCGAGTTGAGTACCGAATGTTGCCTGGTTAAGACAACGGCACATTACTTCGTCAATGATGTTTTGACCGAGACCGTCGCGGTAATCAGCAGAGCTATGCATGAGAATATCTTGGCCTAAATTGCCTCGATTACAATATTAACATGGCAAGATTCTATAACCCACGTCGCGAAAACATCAACGAACCGGTAGATACTCCGGTTGGTTTTCGTGGTCGTCTTCAGTATGACCCAAGGCAAGACTCTGGCTCCTCCGGCGGTGAGGTCAGTGATCTGACGCCAGAACGTCAATATGATGTTGACCTTCGTCGATTAGATCCACAAGAGAGAAATACTGCAGCAGCCGCTGATACAGAAAATGCTGTACAGCAGAATCGTGTAGCCAGATTCCTCAGCGCATCAAGAGTCGCAAATAAATACCGTTCCCAATCAGATACAAAGTATCCAATCATCGGCAATACTGTCAGCAGGCAAGAAGCATCCCGCCGTGGTGTTACATTGCCAAGCCTGGGTGATGCGCCAGGTGCCAGGGGCAGTGTGAACTACCCCGACAAACCTCAGCCACGCACTGGCCGTGCCTACAACTTCCTGGATGGTTTCGGCTGATCAGACTTTGCTGAAGACAACTTCAGGCGCCTGGTTTTGATACTTACCCTTACGGTCCTGGTAGCTGACCTCGCAAGGATTGCCGCGATAGAAAAGGAGTTGGGTCACACCCTCATCTGCGTAGATGCGGTTGAATAATCCCGTGCAGTTACTAATTTCAAGAGTCAGGTATCCCTCCCACCCACTCTCGGCAGGTGTGATATTAACCAGGATTCCCGACCGGGCATAAGTAGATTTACCAACTGCAACCACAGTGACATCACGTGGCAGCTTCAATCGTTCACGTGCAACTCCCAGGCAATAGCCATAGGGCGGCAGAAGGAAATACTTACCCTTCTCGTCTTCCAAAAGTTCGGCTTTTGTTAAGATTTCAGGTTTGAAATCCTTTGGATCACACTCACCTTCTGAGATGCGTCCAAAGATCAGGCATTGCTCTGGCGACAAACGAATGTCGTATCCATAGGAGCTAAGTCCATAGCTGAGAATACGACGGCCATCTTCTTTGCTAACGAGATGATCCTGGAACGGAACAATCATCTCATCTTCTTCCGCAAGACGGCGGATTTCTTTATCGCAGAGAACGCTCATAAACCCTTTAAAGCCTTTTCAATATAAATGATTCAGCAAAGAACACGGCCTTTTTCGGAGTAAATGTCGATGAATCTCTCGGTCGCTTCACTGATATTGTCCTTGGGTTGCAGATAAACTAGGAATGAAGTACAGGTATTGTGCTTTTTAATTCCCTCGTTTGTTCTTGCAACAAGTGTTGGCACAGTACGCAAAATGCACACTGGGAAATCAAAGAGCCGCTGTTCGTAACGAAACATGTCAGGACAGTTGGAAAAATAAAGTCCTTCTTCAATTTCGTTGTGGTACCAGGCTTTGAATAGGCGCCGGAACCACACTGCATGAGACGATGTCAGTGTTGGTGAGCAAGCCCTTGTCATCTTCCATCGTTCATTTGCCTTATCCCAGAAGTAAGTACCACTGGGTGGAAATAAGTAAACTTTTCCGAACCACTGTTGATCGTTCAGTCCATCATCGGTGGGTGTGAAAAAGTTTTTTGCATTGACATACTCATTTGCCAGCTCAGAGCTAGCCACATCCAAGTCGATGTGACCCATCAAGCCATGAGCTGCCGCGACAAGATCTGCATTAGTAATGAGCTCTAGATCCTCACGGCGCATGCCGCTTTTGGTAATTGCCATTACGAATCAGTTGCCTTGTTGTAATCGATTTCAAAATACCGGATACCCTCATCATCGTTGATGACATATCCAGCTTTTTCTGTTGGGTCAATCTTCTGTGCCGCAGAAAGGATACGACGGAAGCTCTCGGCCAAGTCGCCATCGTTTGAACGCTCACACTCCTCTTGGGCTGAGTGAATCTCCTTGAGTGTCCAGAAGAACATTGAACGTTCTTTGTTTTTCGGTTGAAAGACCATCACCCCTGGGCCTTCAGCTTCCCACATTTTGAAGTAATGCTCACCCATATCACCAAGGATCAGGCGCACGGTTGCATCCAGCATCCTGACCTTGGTGTCATCGATATCCGGACCAAGTGCCTGGGCAATGAGCTTTTCCCTTCTATTCATTGGATGTCAATCCTTGCTTTTGTAATACTTCTTGGAGCTTCGGTAGTGGTTGGTAGATAACCACCAGCTTGCCAAGTACTCCACGTTTTTTAATCAGTTTACCTTTTTCGTCCCGTAATTTGTCGAACTCACCGGAACGAATCAAATACTCGGCTACGCAACGCAGCCTGCGCTTGAGAGGAAGCTCTGCCGCTGGAAATTTACTACAAATAGTATCCGGCCTCATGTCTCTGAATGCAACACGAAGACGGTTGGCAAGAGTCATGTTCGAGTTAACGTCTTCTTCCTCGTAGTTCCGAATGATCTCAAGGTAACGACGCAGGCATTCGTCATCAAAAGATCCTTCTGGTGGCATGAAGCATTCCACCTGCAAAGCCAAAGAGACCGGAAGAATCTCCTGGTAATTGCAGATCGTTACCTCCTCGATTGAGAAGCTTTCAAATCTATGGGCTAGGGGTATTCTCTTCTTCTGCATCTTGATTTTGCTCTAGTTCTTTTAAGTAAGCATCAATGGAATACTTGTTTACCCTGTAGCTGCTGTGGTCGGTTTCTTTATAATTGCTTAAAGCTGTCTCAGGATTTTTGGCAAAGGATCGCACCAGGTGGTTCCAAGGGATGCGAATTTTGCTTTTCTTGTTAGTACCAGGGTCGATGTTGACGTAATGAATTCCTTCCACCCATCCACCCATTCTGGTGCTGTTCTTGCCGATGGAGATCCAGTTACGGATTGTTTGATCGGAGACAGATAGACGCCTGGCACACTCATCCGTCGAGATATATTCATCGGCGTAGACCTCGGGGTTTGTCGCACCCTTATCGTCCGCACCTTTTTGCAAGGCCCACATACTGGAGAGAATGTTGCGAATTCCTTTAAGTTCTTGCGCAACATCTTCCAGGCCTTTGCGAATTCCGTAAGACATACCTCAATTGTTTTCGTTAAATGCTAATGTATTTGAACAAGAGTTGTTATGACCATGGACGAACAAGTCCAAGACAATATCCCAACAGCATTTCAGCAACCAGTCAAACTATCGGCTGAGCAAATCGAGATGCTTAAGGCCGTAGCCAGGG